ACGGCGACGGCTACGGCGACGGCTCCGGCTACGGCGACGGCGACGGCTCCGGCGACGGCTCCGGCTAATTCTTGTCGCAGTCAATGAAGATGCAGACAGGACTGAAGACGTTTCCGAAAGTTTCGCCGAGTTTCTGATGGCATCACATTTTGACCGTCGGCGCAACGAGGAAACTATCGAAAAAATTGAGAAGGAATTTGGCGAATCAATTGAGAATATCGCCAAAAAATTCAAAAGAAATATGGAGGCAAACTTATGAACCACCAGGAAATCATGGACATGAAGAAGCAGGAATGGCTCGAGAAGCGCCGCAGCTACATCACTGGAACAGATGCGGCATGTCTTCTTGGCATCAGCAAGTGGGGATCGCAACTTTCCGTATGGCTAGACAAGCGCGGGGAAGCCGAACCGGTGAAGGAAAACGAGGCTATGTCGTGGGGCAAGCGCCTTGAACGCCCTATCCTGCAGGCATACGCAGATGCAAATCCGGAAAACGAATTCGTGTTCTGCGACGGCTACGAACTCGTAACAAATCCGGAATTTCCGCGCCTTGCATGCTCCCTTGACGGCTGGAACAAGACACTGGCCTGCCCTGTCGATGCAAAGAACATCCGCTTCGCATCTGCCGAGTGGGGAGACGAAGGTACGGACAACTTCCCTGACTATTACAAGACCCAGCTCTCAGTGCAGATGGCAATGACAGGCGCAAGGTTCGCACAGCTCGCAGTCCTTTTCAGCGGTCAGGACTTCCGCGTGTACAACTACGAACGCGACGAGGAACTCATTGCCAAGATCAACGACTCTGCAAACGATTTCTGGGCAAGGTACATGTTCGGATCCGAGACACCTACTGTCGGCGGAGACATGGCAAGCACCGAATGGGTAAAGAAGCACCTTGCTGTAGGCAAGGGAGGACAGAAGGTTGCAAACAATGACATTGCTGAAACTGTAGCCAAGCTAAAGCAGACAAAGGAAACCATCAAGTCTCTTGAAACTTTGCAGTCCGAATACGAGAACAAGGTCAAGCAGTGGATAGGCGACGCCACAGAATGCCCAGGCTACTTCACTTGGAAGAACTCAAAGGACAAGGTCTCCGTTGACTGGAAGTCAGTTGCGGAAAAGTTCTCAGGCTCCGAAGGCTACGAAGACGCAGTAAAGGAAGCAACGAAGACTGCACCAGGCGCAAGAACTCTCAGAATCACACTCAAATAAATTCCAAAAAAAAGGAAAAGAATATGAACGCACAATCTTTCAACCCTCCTGTAGCACAGGACATGGCTCCGGCAACAGCAATGGCCGCATTGACTCAGTCGGTAAACCAGATTGCTCCAGTAGCTGAAACTTACGCCGCCGTCATGGCCTCCCAGGCCGAGGCAAACGTAAAGGCCCGCTATGCCATGGCACTTTCCCGCCCACGAGATCTTGATGTGGTCCGCCAACGCATGCTCAAGGACGCGATGCGCCCGAGCTTCGCCAACTGCGCCATCTATCACAAGCCGGTAGGCAAGGGAGTTGAAGGCCCTTCCATCCGCTTCGTTGAAGCTGCGCTACGAGCCATGGGGAACACGTATGTGGAAACGGCTGTAACTTTCGACGATGCAGAAAAGCGTATCGTCCGAGTGTCGGTAACGGACCTTGAAAGCAACACATACTATAACCAGGATGTGACGGTAAACAAGACCGTGGAACGAAGCAGCGTAAAGCCAGGTGAAAAGGTGATCTCCCAGCGCCTAAACTCCTACGGTAAGCCGACCTATACAGTGCCTGCAACTGACGATGACATTCTCAACAAGACGAACGCCCTAATCTCCAAGGCGGTACGTACACTTGGACTTCGACTTGTTCCGGGCGACCTTGTGGATGAAGCCCTCTGGTACGTACGCGAGACAATGAAGAAACAGGATGCTCAGGACCCGGATAGGGCCAAGAGACAAATCATCGACGCATTCGCCAAGCTCGGAATCACAGTTGACGCTCTCAAGGATTATCTTGGCCACACCCTCGACATCGTTGATCCTGCAGAAATCGCGGAGCTCAGGAACATCTTCTCGTCACTCCGCGACGGCGAAACTACCTGGAAGTCCGTAATGGACGCAAAAAACGAGGAACGCGCCGAAGTTGCAAAGGCAAAGGCCAAGGCTAAGAAGGAACCAACAATCAAGAATGAAGGTGAAGCTGAACAGTCTGAGTTGAAAATGAACTAACGATGCAATGGTCAGGGAGTTTTTGGGTTGTCCTTTTGTTTTTTTTCTCCCTGACCTTGGCCCGATGACCTAACGATTCGGGCCTAAACGGACGGCATGGTTGCTAGGCGCTTTTCTCCTTTGAGCGCCGAAAAAAACAAGCGTCTCCACAGCGCACCCAACAACAAAAATCCGGGTCCGATTCCCGGTCGTCCGATATAAAGGAACACAAGAGGATCTAGTGAAGAAAAGTAACGAAGAAATCGTGATTTTTGGCGAGACCTGCTGGTCTCCGAAAAAGATTGCCGACGCGATAGAGGTAAGCAAGGGCACTGTCATCAACTGGGTCAACAGCGCAGAACGTGACGGATCAGGAATACCGTTCTACAAGAAGGGCAAGGGTTCCCGAATTTGGATTCCTGTAGAGAAGTTCAAAAAGTGGTACGGTTACGAATGCCAGAACTGAATCGAAAGTACCCGATTACGGCAAAGGTTAGAAAGCTTGGATTGGTCGACGATACGATCCTTAAGGCAGTCTACGCCATGGAAGTATGGTCCAGGAAGAAAGGATACAAATACGCACCATGCAGAAAGTTCAATGGAAGAAGAAGGCGGAGGCCAGGACAGACTGAACTTCCAATAAGATAAACCCCAAAGACCAATGGATCCGCGAGTGAAAATATAAGCTCGTCCTGGTATGAATGAGAGTGTCCCAGGTTTTTAATTCTGAATTGGATTGAAATGGAGACTCCTTACATTACGTGCCGTGAACAAACGATCGGTACGGTCCTGCCTGCGGGATTGAACACAGGCGACTTTATTGAATATATACAACAAAAGAGAATTGAAGATGGAAGCAAAACAGGCAATGGTCATAATGCCGCTATCAATGATGGAACAGATACAACGTCAGCTGAACCGTTTGGAATCGCTTGAGCAAAGGCTCTGCGACGACGAAGCTTCGCTGTCCATTGAAGAGGCTGCGGAGTATTGCAGATGCAAAGTTTCCACTCTGCACAAGAAGACCAGTGAAGGCGAGGTATCATACATCAAGGGACTGTCCAAGGGCAACACTTTTTTGAAAAAAGATCTCGACAAGCTTCGCAGAAAATTGCGAGTCCCCAGCAACGATGAAGTGCGAGGAAGGCTATGAATGGCGAAACCATGAAGGCCATCAACAGGAATACAGCTCTCAGGCTGTACTGTACGAAGATAGGGAAGTACGCATGGTACGTTCGCTGCAACGAGTGCATAACTGGCAAGGAACCTGCTTACAAGATCAACTCTAAGATGCTGGCCTGGCTGGAGAAGATTAAGCTGGAACTCATAGGCACTGGTTACGACTACAGGAACGGAGCCAACCCGTTCACAGACACGAATTTCACGAATTTCTTGAAAAGGACTTAAATGATCATTGCAACTATCGTATTATCGTTCGTAATTGCATACACGATATTCCTCGCCGGCTATCACTTAGGACATGCAGTAGGAAGGCGCACTGGACATCTTGACGGCTACAAATCCGGGATTGCCACTGCAGAGAAGGTCGTAGACGAACTTATCGAAACTAACGGGCTTCAAATCAAGCGCGGAAGGTGAATTCTTGGAATTCCTCCCGACACCGTACAAAGAATGCCGCGAGTGCTCAAGGTTCGCATGCAGGCTATGCCAGCAGTGCTTCAACGGCTCGATGTTCAGGAATGCAAAAGAGCAGAAAATCAATCGAATTTTTCAGCCACTTGAAAACCACAGGTATAGATAAATGAAGAAAAGGAAGATGATGATCAGCCCAGCCCTGATCAAGAGCGAAAAGAAGATCGCAGCCGAGGTCGACATGCTGATGGCAAAGGACGAGTCTGAGCGATACAAAGACGAAAGGTGCGTAGGGATGCCTCGCTGCATCCGCTGCAATTCTGGCGAAGACGTAATCAGAAAGCCGTTCGTTCCTATCGACGCCGCACTAAAGCTTGAGCTTGGAAACAACCACACGACTACATTGATTTGCATCTGCGCGCAATGCCTCGTTGCAATCATGGCAAATCCAAGGCAGGAACAAATAGACCAGGTCCTATCTACCAAGGAACTGAAACAATACTTGACGAGAGGTGTATAATGAATCCAGTCGTCCTAAGTTACTACTGCCACAAATGCGGGCAGTACTCTACCGAAAAGCCTGTACAGACCACTGACAACCGGAAGGCTTTCTTCTGGTGCCCCAAATGCTGGTTCATCCACATGGAAGAAAAACGGATACTTTCTGAAAAAATGGAGAAAAAGAATGAAGAAAGCAATCAAGAAATACCTTGAGAACGAATGCAAGGAAGACAAGGCCCTTGCGGAAGTATATGACGAGAGCAAGCTGGATGAATGCGTCAGCTTCATCGTTGACCAGGTCCGTCGCATGAGCAAGGGCAAGAACTGCGCCTATGACGATGCCACCGTATTCGGATGGGCGCGCCACTTCTTTCAGGACGGCCCGGTAAATGTCGATGATGTAGATCCAGCTCTTTTGCTTGGCGATGCGAAATCCATCGAAACAAAAGAAAAGGCTGTCCATGTCGATGTGGATCTGGAAACGATCAAGAAGGAGGCTGCCGAAAAGGCTGTTGCTGAATACAAGGTAGCGCTAAAGGCAATGGCTGACGAAAAGAAGGCTGCCCAGAAAGCCAAGAAGGAAGAGAAAGCCAGGAAGAAGGCCGAAGCCGCTGAAAATTCGATTGACAAGAACCAGATTGACTTATTCGCGGAGGCCGTCTAATGTGCGGCAACTTTTCGAGAAGCGAACACATTGAACTCGTTGACGGAATGCTCTGGCGTTACATCTATTGCGAAGGCAAGAAGCCGGAGTTCCTAGTCGCAAAGGTCTGCGAAGACGGTAAGCAGATGTCTCGTAACATCGAATATTGCGGAATGTTTGGCTGGCGCTATGTTGAACCTGGAAGAGAGTACTGCGATTTTGACGGAAAATTCATCACTAAGGTTGACAAATGGGGAGACTTTACGCCAAGCCTTGAAAATTTCTGCATAGAACTTCCTAGCGAAGAAGACAAAATGAAAATCCTTTCCAAGTACCCGGATTTCAAGTGGGTATTGAAGAAGACTGACTGGACAAATTCAAGAATTTTCAAGGCGCTTCCTCTTTGGAAAAAAGACGCAAGGCTCATGGAAACGCTTTGCTCCATCGGATGCCAGAGACTAGCTCTGAACGGTTCCTTCTACAAAGCCGTTGACCGCTGGGACATCGTGAAGTGGCTCTCGCACAACGAAAATCACAGAAGCAAAAGCCTGGAAGACATTAGGCTCATGCGAAAGTTTAGCGCGGACTGGGAAGAAATTGAAAAATACCGTTCAGAAATCCGTCGGCACAACTACGTCTCTTTCGAGGAATGGCGCTACCTGCAAGGAAAGCCGAAGTACCAGGACGAATTCTTCTACAACGACTACCGCAAGATGTGCAAGGAAGTCGGGCACGATTTTCGCGATCATTACTGGCATTTCCCCAAGAACCTAAAGAAGCAGCATGACAAGGTCATGAAGGAAGTTGAACTGAAGCGAGCTGCAGAGGAAGCTATCCGCAGGGCAAAGGCCGCAGAGGAAAAGGCAAAGAGAGAAAAGGAACGCGCCACGATCTACACCAAGTTCGTGAAGATGATGGCGAAGTACATCGGCAGACTCACGGAAGGCGACATCGAGGTTTTCGTTCCGCAGTCCGTTGAGCTAGTCCAGAAGCAGGCCAAGGACCTGCACCAGTGCCTGATTGCTGCAGACTACATAAGCAAAATAGTCGCCAAGAAATGCCTGCTCGTATTCCTCTACAAGGACGGCAAGCCATACGCAACCGCGGAGCTCCGCACCAAGGGAAGAAAATTTGAACTCGGGCAGTTCAACCGGAACCAGCAAAAGAAATCAATCCACGCATCCGAAGAAGAGAAGGAAATACTGCTGAAATGGGCCAAGGAAAACAACATCAAGGTGGCCGCGTAATGAAGACGGTGAACTCAAGCAGAACATGACGCTTCACAAGTGGTTCGCCGCCAAGGTCAACGCCCTTCTGTAGGTTCGCCATGAACGACTACCAGGAAGAAATCCAGAAGTACAAGCGGCTTTTTACAGACCTTTCGGCAAGCTTCAAGACCCTTAAAACGGGGTTCAGGAACCTCCAGAGAAAGCTAAACGAAAGCGAAAGCATCCGAAAGCAGCAGCACAACACCATACTCCAACTCAAACAGACAATCCGTGAACTACGGAAAGGAAAACAACCATGATCATCAAGTGTTTTAATTGCGGTGCAAAGTTCATGCCCGGCAACAATGCGCAAGGACTTCCAAACGGCCTGGGCTTCAAGCTCGAAAGCGGCAAGACCTACAATGTATGCCGGTTCTGCATCAGCTACAAGACCGACGAAGTAAACAAAAAAATCTCGGAAGCAGAAGGGAAATAACCATGAATATTGAACTCAACAGAAAAAAGCTCAAGCAGCTGGCAAAGGAAGAAGGACACACCCTCTTCGAACAGGCTCTTATCCGTTACGCCCTGAAACTGCATGAACGAATGGCGCTCAATAACGCCCATGAAAGCGAACTTTTACATAAGGCAAAATCAGCTTTCGAAACACTCCAGAAAATTTTTACCCCCCCGCAAGATTTGTGCCAGGATGACGGTGTAAACTGGAAAGAAGTCGCAATCCGTTACAAGCAGGAAGCCGAACAATGGAAAGAGGAAAACCACAAGAACCTTATCGATGTGAACAGACTCCTCATTGAAAAGGACAATCACCTAAACGAAATCAAGCGCTTGGGCGCAGAGCTTTACAAGGCCAACCTCGATGTAATCAAGAACAGGAGTGAAACATGAAATTCATCGTCTACACGGCAGCCTTGCTCTTTGCAGTAATCACTACCATCCAGAGGAACAAGAAATGAAAGTGACGAATGTTCAGGTCTTTCCCCTCAAAAAGAAGTTCGGAAAAATCCTTGCTGACGCATTCGCCAAGTCCGAAGATTACGATCATGCGAACGAGCGATGGGTAAACGACAATTTAAGAAAAAGGATTTAAAAAAAATGAGCAAACAAAAATTCAAGGTGTCTCGGAAAGAACCGGCAAAGCTTATAAGCGAAATGAACGAGGCGGAAGCCCAGAGAATAAAGGACAAGGCAACCGCGATGGCCAATGCCGCAGGCTGGGCCGATGAAGCGAGTTTGCAGAATTACTGGATTGAAATTGAGGCTGAATGCGCAGAAAGAATAAGGAATCTTCAAAATATAGGCCGTTAAAATGATAGACTATGTTTCAATAGCTTCTCAAAGAATCGCTTCAACGCCTTTTGAACTTCAAATAATAAAGGTCGTACCGTCCAAGGAAAAGAAGAGAGAGTACAGCAAGAAATATCGGGAAAGACACAGGCAAGAACTCAAGCAAAGGAAGAAAAAGTATCTCGAAACTGAAAAAGGGCGATCTTCAAAGAGAAAATGCAACAAGAGGTACAAGGAGAAACATCCAGAAAAGCTTGCTGAACAGCGCCGCCGTTGGAGGGAAAAACATCCAGACTACCACAAGAAATGGATAGAGGCACACCCGGATTACCACAAGAAATGGCGTGAGGACAAGAAAAGAAAAAATAAAGAAACGGTAAATCCTAATGCGTGAGTCTTCCTTGATTTATTCTCACGGCAAGGTTCAAGTACTTTTCTCCGGTGTTGCAGCACCGGAGTTTTTTATTTTCGGACACATTTTGGTCACACAGAAAGAGGCTGAAAGCCCACGAAGCTAGATAAATACTGACTTCGCAGCCGATTGCGAATACTATTCTCGTTAATGTTAGTTGTCTAATTGAGTTGAGGCAAGGTGTAGCAACCTTGCCTTTTTTGTTCAATTTCGCCAATTTTTAATTTTTGTCTTTCGTTGCTTTTCGTTGCTTTCGCTATTTTTGGTCACACAACGGACACACTAGGAGTAATTATGCGGATAAAGGAGAGAGTACACATAGTGCAGCGCAAGCTGGCAAGCGGAGTAACATCGCTATACTTAGACTACTACGAGAGAGGCAAGAGAGTACGAGAGTCTCTCAACCTCTTTTTAGTGCCAGCGAAAACATCGGCAGACAGAGCAAAGAATGCGGAGACTATCAAGATAGCCCAAGAAGCCAAGCAGAAGCGCATCAAGGAGGTTGAACTGCGTGAGCTAGGTGTAGACATCGCTACTAACAGCGACCTAAAGGTAGTTGACTATATGCGCTCTTATCTAGATCGTATCAAGGTAGACAACTCGCGCGCCAATAACGCAACAGTTATAGCTGCGATAGAGCAATACAATGCTGACTGGCTGCTGTGCGATGTCAACCGAAAGAGCTATGAAGAATTTGGAGCTTGGCTAATCAACAAGTACAAGCTCAAGGAGTCAAGCGCGAGACTCTACATGGTCATACTCAAGAGCAGACTACACAACGCATATCTGGACAAGCTTATAGCAACTATGCCCGACCTTACTGGTCTTACGCCAAAAAAAGAGAGCAACGAAAGAATTTTCCTAACAATTGAAGATGTACGCAAGCTCGCAGAAACGCCTTGCCAATGCAATGCTGTAAAGGATGCGTTCATTTTTTCTTGCTTCACAGGTCTACGAATCTCGGATATAAGGAAGCTCCGATGGAGCGACATTGTAGACGATGTAATCTCCATCAAGATGCAAAAGACACGCGAGCCGGTACGCGTGCCATTAAGCGAAAATGCGAAAAAGTTTATGCCAACTGAAAGAACGCATGAAAAAGTATTTGCGTTACCTGCAAAGGCTACGATATCAAAGGCATTACGCGCGTGGTGCGCTGAAGCCGGCATCAACAAGGATGTAACCTTCCACGTGTCTCGCCATACTTTCGCGACATTGGTGCTTGTAGGCTGTGGAGACCTTTATACAGTCTCCAAGCTGTTAGGACACACACAGATTACAACAACGCAGATATACGCCCAAAACCTTGACGAATCAAAGGTTAAGGCTATAGACTCTATGCCTAAAATTTGACAATTTACTTGTACAAAATCTGGTGGCGAGGAACGCCGTCCGTGAAACCTATATGGATCCATTTGATAGCCGTTCCTAGAGTGCCATCGAGAGTATAGCATATTGCCTGGTCAATGTCCATGTCCTGCAAGTGCGCGGTCACAAGCTGCCACAGAGCATTGTTGTCAGCTGCCTTGCCACTGTATGCGCAGATGTCAGCTGCCATTCCTCTAATGTGCGCGCTGTCCTTTGCACCCTTTACGGCTACATTGACGGCTGACGAACGATAGCAAGAATTGACACGAATCGCACCCTTGAACAGGTCTCGAAGTCTTTGCAACTTCACGGCCGTATGGTAGATGTTGCCGACTACCTCCATGTCTTCCGGGACGTTATTTAATTTGACGCTAGTCTTTGTGAGCTCAGAAAATTTGAAATTCTTTACCATTTGCCACTCCTCACTTGATGTATCACTGCATTGTTTTCTGATTTCGTGCAAATTTTCTGGGCGCAAGAGTTAAACTTGTAACATTCGATGCAATCCAATCGTCGTCTTATTATGCCTCTTAAGAAATCCTCATGTCTTGCCTCTCGTTTAGCCTTCGCTTGCTTCCTGACCGCATCCGAGCTTTCGCCGTACTCGATGTCAGTGACTACGATTGCTTCCCTATGCGTGTTTTCGCTCATTTCTTCGCAACTCCTTCATTCTTTTCTTCCAGTCTATCGTTTCGACTTCGATAACGGTAATTTCAACGCGAGGATTCGTCGGATCCAACAAATGATTAACCGTAGGAGTACCTATGCGCATCCAGTTGTCGTCCTTGATTACTCGCGCCTTCATAAGCATGTCCTGCACGCTCGTAAGCTCGTTGTCGCCATCTCTGCGGATCAGGTCGCCATGGTAGATGCAAAGGTGTATGCGAGCGCTATCGATAGGCGATGCCGGCCTTCCTGCAATGGCGACAGATGCGACTGCTGCCCGTTCCCACATCTGGTAGTTCCTGCTCGGCAAACGAATCCTTGAGCGGGTGATGATCGGGTTGTTCTTCTTGCTCGGAATTTCCCCTCGAACTACATAGACCTTACTGAACATCAGAACGTCACCGTAATGCTAAGAATGGCCGCAGCGAGCCAGTACACGACCTTGCGAATGTCGTGCGAAGTGAACGCATAGACTAGGGCTGCTGCAAGGTCAAGGATGATGAGGATGAGCGGAAAAAGCTTCTCCCTAGTCATATAGGAAGCTCCTGCTAATCTTTACAAGGTCGGCACTGTCCAGGCTGTCGTCACCCCAGTGCGAGCCAGCGAAAATACCAACGGCTAAATCGGCAATGGAAGCGTGCTTCCTGTCCTTGCCAGCTTCACGCAACATTCCACGGAATATGTCGTCGCATTCGCTTCTGCTATAGAACGCAAAGCCCTTGTTGCCATAGAGCGCATCGTGAACGGCTCCGGCAATGTTATAGAGTGGATTTTCCTTATCCCAGTTCTTCAGGAACCAGCGGAATATTTTTGGTACGCTCAAGCCGTCACAGGCATAGCCTTTAACGAAAAATACTTTAAGCCAGTATTCCCTTTTCAGGTCGTCACGAATCCTTATCATCACTTCCGCATCTTCCAGAAGCTCGTAGTAACTGCCTAGAACCCTTTCCCACTTGAAAACGCCTTGCTTTACATCAATAACTTTTACACTCATAACTTTCCCTCAATTTTGACTCTACTTGGACAATATCAGCTTGCCGTCAACCAGCAGCTTGATTTGCGTGGTCAATTCAACGAGAGACTTTTCCACGCCTCCCATTCTGTCGGATAGTTCCTTCGTACTTGCGTCCAGACGAGCCTCAAGCCTCGCAATGTCAAGAGCCTGCTGCTGTATGGTGCGTTGGTTGTCGTGCGCTTGGTAGCAGCCATAGCCGCCTATAATCAATGCTAGTATTGATACGGCTGGGAATAAGCCGTACTTGCTCAATGTTGAGCCGATTATGTCGAGTATCTTAACCATTTCTATACATCCATTCTGTACCAACCATTTGTAAAAACAAAAGCGGTAAGCCTTCTATACAGAAGTTGGAACGTCTGCGTTGATGTCCTACCAGCAAATCCCGTAAGATTTAAAGTATGGTCCGTTTCGTTCATGAGCACAAACAGTCTACCGCAATCATCAGAATTTACTTTCACTTCTTTATATAGGTTTCTAACAAGAGTTCCCACATCATACTCAACGCTCTGAGTGCTTGAAGCATTTTCAAGATAGCATAAGGTTATCGGAAAGCCAATAAACCACTCTCCGTAATATGATCTTGTAGATTTAGTAACCTTATCAATCTTGTTGCTAAGCACGGAAAAGGCGTTCATCACAGCCTTTTGGCTTGGAACTTTACTCTCATTTTCTGCGTTAAGATACTGGACAATATCCGACTTGTTGATTTTACCTTCATCAAGCACGGAAACGGCGTTCCGCACAGCCTTTTGGCTTGGAACTTTACTCTCATTTTCTGCGTTAAGATTCTGGACAATATCCGACTTGTCAAGTTTATCCGTCGCTAAGGAACGCAAGTTGTTATTCACAGTCTTATGCAACCGATTAACTGTAGTTCTTCGCACTACATTGCCAGTGGCATCCTGCACCAGCACGACGTCATTGCTGGCGACATCGTAGGCACTTCCGTCAGGGCGTTCCGCTGAATTGTTAAAAATATTATTGGATGTAGCGCTAGTGGAGTTGTTGCCGTCTGCATTAAGCTTGCCGTTCCACGATTCGATTTCATTACTGGACAGTCCTTCTAGAACTTCATCAGCCCATACAATACCATCAGGAGCCGTAGTCTCCGTTTCAGAATTAAATTCGAATAGTGATGTAAAGACTTCCCTGGCTATTACGCGTACAGCCGAATTACCATAAGATTCGTTATCCTGTTTCCAGATTTTGTACGTTCTTATTCCATCCACATCTTGATACGTATAGCCTACATTGCTCGTGGTTCCATGCGAACCATCATACCTCTTAATACGATGCTTAAAATACACCATGCCAGGGGCAAATTCCGATGATGATTGCAGCATAAATTCTACACAAGACGACGAATATCCTCTTGAGTTGATTTCAAGTACAACCGGATAGTTTAAGAGGCCTCTTGAACAAGTAAACGAACACAACTTGCTGTAACATTTATATCCCGGTCTGTACGACACATTAGTTAAAGGCAAAAGTCTTTTAATCTTTTTCCAAAAAAAGGTCAACCCTTCAATATCCAAGTATTTAGCCATAAAGCATTCTTCGCGAGATTAGGTCAATGCGCTGATTTCTTCGGTGGTGATTGCAGTCATCTTCGGCTCGTAGGTGTTTGCTGCGGTTTCTTCCGTGCAGACCTTCTTGGAACCACTATACAGGCACCCATCAGTGCCGATGTAGGCGGTGTCGTGGGAGTAGGTCTGCGGATTTTCTTCCTGTTTCTTGGCACCGACCAGGAAAATCTTTTCGCTGATGTCGGTAGCGCCTGCTGTGTTCTTGGTGTCGTCATTGTTGTCCTGCTGGGTGAACGTGAAGTTCGTTCCATCAAGACGGGTTGCCGTGAATGTGGTTCCGTTACGGCTGATGTCCACGATGGGATTGTTGGCTGCACGGTCAGTTCCGAGAAGATTGTACTGGGTTCCGTCGTACATGAGGTATGCGATGTCGCCAGCGCCGATTACGCCGGCAGCGATGGCCGTGCCCTTGTTGAAGATTGCCTTTGCACCCTTGGAGTTGATGTTCAGGGTTGCGTTGGCATCGACGGCGTTAGTGAACTTGACCGCGACGATGCCACCCTTCACAAGTACGTAGTTTGTGAGGGTGCCTACCTTTGCAGCGGTGCCGGTTGCGGTGCTGCAGGTTACATAGCCCTGGCCGAGCTTCTCGTTCGTGTAGGTTGTGTTGGAGTCGGGAGACCACAGACCGGCGGAGGTCACGCCGACGATATGGCCCTTGGCGTCACGCTTCAAACCAGTCACAACCTGGATGAGGTCTCCACTGGATGCAGTGGGGAGCTGGGTAGCGGAGCCGCCGGACGCACTGATTGCAGCACTTGTGTCCTCGGCAGGGGTGTAATGGTTGCCGACGCTAGTCACCTTGGTATCGGTGTTGGGGTTGGCGGGGATCTTGCCCGAGGTTACGGAAACACCGACAACGTGACCCTTTGCGTCCCTCTTGAGTTGGACACCCTTGACAACATCGATGGACCACGCAGCGGTCGCTCCAGTGGCGCTTGCGGAGAGCTGCTCATCGGAATCTTCTGCCGGGGTGTAGTGGTTTTCTGCGGAGGTCACCTTTGTGTTGGTATCTGTGAACACTGCGTTGGACGGGACGCTCTTGCCGATGGTGAATCCGCTGTCCTTGATCTTCTTGCCGGTGGTGCCATCGAACACAGCAACGCGCGCATCGGTTGCACTTGCAGGGCCGATGACTACGCCGTCAAGGTTGCCCTGGATGAAGTCCCAGCTTGCCGCGATGGTAGCGTAGTTGTTGGCGGTTGCAGCGGCGGTGTTGTCGGTGTTACAGATAAGCATGTCGCCGATTTCAACGGCAACACCATCGATGAAGCCCTTGGTGGTGACCTTATAAGTCCAGCCCTTACTTGCTGCTGGAGTCAACGTGCCATAGCCACCGGTTCCCTTGGCAGCGCCTGCTAGGGTTCCCTTGTAAACCATGGCGTCGGCCTCAGCCATCTTGTCGGAGATGGCCGTGTTGACCCATGCGGTCGTAGCGATCTGCGTGGTATTCGTGCCAGCGGCGGCAGTCGGTGCGGTCGGCGTACCCGTCAATGCAGGGCTTGCAAGTGGAGCCTTTTGGCCAAGGTGGGTGGTAAGGTTGGTGACCTGGCTCTCGCTGATTGCGATGTTGCCGTAGGTCATCTTGCCGTCCTGATAGCCGGTCACGGTCTTGCTTGCGCTCGGGCTGTTGGCCGTCACTCCGTTGCTGATGAATGTCTTTACCTTGCTCCAGAAGGTCTGCAAGCCGGAAAGGTCTAGGTATTTTGCCATGTTAGGTTCTTCCTTTTGTGTTTAAAATTCTACGAGAACAGGGCCTCTATGTCGATGTCAGAGATTGGCTGCGGGTGGTTGGCGAGATAGGCCATGGACCCTTCATCGGTTTCATTCCAGTCGGTCTGCGGAATCAAGTCTATACGTGCATTAAGCGCGAAGTCCTCCTGGATGCGAGCATCCGCTTCCGCTGCGATAGCTTCGCTGACCTCCTCGCCTGTCACGAATTCTTCTGCCTTTTCTTCAAGAGCCTCGATGGATTCGCGAAGCTGGGAATCGTAAAGAGCACGGTCATCGGCCTCTTTCTGTATTCCGGATTCTATTGCTGCCTTGACCGCCTTCGTCTGGGGCGCAGATACACTGGAGTCGTTGAGAGCCGTGTCGTAGTCTTCCTTGTAGGCAACGTTCTTCGTTACGTCGTCGAAGGTCATCGTACCCCAGTTGTCCTCTTTCGTGCCGTAATTGTGACCGAACTCAAAGATTGACTTGACAGTCGCCTTAGACGTATAGTCCACCTGCATAAATACTGCGGTACCATTATCGGATTCACTACGTCTATATATTTGGAACCTAGCCCCAACCTTCTCGCCTGAGTCCGTCTTTCTTCGCACACCAACAAACTGGGAGTTGGTGCTGTCAATGTCGCCAGCGAACATGGAGCCGTTGGTGCTAACACCAGTCTTGTTTGCCGCAGCCGTCATCTTGGCCACTATCGCGCCCTCGGCAGCCTTGGTCTGGTCGCCACCAGCGGTCTGCACGGTGAGCCTTCCGGTCATCGTGTCACCGGTCTTCTTGACGTAGCCTGAAAGGTCGGTAGCCTTTGCAGCCCCAATCTGCTCTGCCGAGACCTTGTGCGGGTTGGAAGTGTCGGAGACGTGATCGTCCAATCTTTCTTCAAGGATTTCAATATGGTTGCCACTGCCGTCATCATAGACTGAATCGACAATAGCGTCAGTCATCATTTCGGCAGCATCATTGCCAAGGTTTTTTTGAGAAAAAACCTTTTTAAGCCTTTCTTCCAACAAACTCCTGTCAACAGCAGCCATCAATCAAGCCTCTTCCAACTACCATTAACGCTTATAAAAAATCCGCAATGACCTGCGTATATACCCATGTACACGTTATTGCTATTGCTATTGTTATGAACTATACGGATTTCGTGATATGATGCCGGTGCTTGTCCAAGAACAACATCAGCTGTATCGTTACAATCGTTGCTAGTGTATATGCGGCTTATCCTGAACGCAAGTGCCTCCATAAAGCTATCGCTACGGATGAACGAGTTTGCGGTGACGCTTCCTGCAACTGTAGTGTTGTTGCCGTATGAAGATTTTCTGCCACTTCTGGATGTTGTTAGCATCCCGGAAGAGTTGAATATCGCCGAAGTTCCTTCTTCCTCGTTATCTATATTTACAGAGTTTGCTTCTATTTCGTCAGAATGAATTCTTCCAGCATCGATAGAATCTGCATCAACGGACGTAAAATCTGAAGATCCATCAGGATTGATTGTAGCGCCCTGGTGACCATTAGTCACGACAATTTTTTTGCCGATCTTCAATCCTTCGTCATTTTTAGGTAATATTTCGTCAACGCCCTTGATCTTACCAGGAACAATCTCTGTAGATGCGCTTTGGTTAGATACCTTGAATGATTCTGGAGTCATCTCAGCAGAATTAGAATCACCACTAGAAATCTTGATCTTGGAGTTCGTTACTAATGTAGTCGCATTTTGGCCTACAACTGTTACTTTATCAAAAGTTCCTTCCGTTACATCACCTACAACAGTGCCGTAACCCTTGCTTACAAAAATAAGAGCGCCTTTGCCTGGGATTTCGTAAACATTCTGTCCGATCGTGACCGTACAAGGGAGCTGATCAAGATGTTTGACGAGGCCTATGTGTATTCCAGATACATTACGGAATGTGCAACGCCTTAGATTGGCACCTAGCGTGACCATGACATTTACTTTATAGGCCGAAAAATCCCAGTCTTCTGCTGTGACTGTTACGGACGCAATATTAGCCTGTACGGAACTGATGTGGTCGATAAGCGTCCTTACTTTCAGCTTTAAATCCTTTCTTGATTCGTCTTCGCTTGATACGCCACGGAGGAGGTACAGGAGGTCGTTATCCAATACGTCAGTCGCTTCTTCCTTATCGAAAAGTGTAGTTACGTTTTGTTCAGCCATTTCATTTCTCCATTACAGCTTCGTCGTCAGCCTCGACAAGAATTACATTTTTCATTGAATCCCCAAGTAAACTTCCGTCCCCCATCTTGATGGCGGCACCAGGAAGCCCAATCACTCCGGCAGGAGCCAGCCTTTGGACCTTTTCGCGTTTAATCTGTTGCCCGTTAGGTGTGTACACGAAGAACACGCCAGGAGCCTCGTCAAGTACGGTAGGGTCTTCGTCTCCGCTTAGGAACCTTGCGTTCCTCTTGACGTTCTCTGCCGTACCAGAATCCTTACTCGTTATGCTCTGGACAAGCCTTGATCTATATTTTTCGTCATTTTCTCCGGCATTCCTTGGAATGTTGAAGATCATGCCGACAAAGTCAATCCGGTCTCCGGTAAAAGACGAATCGTTATAGTCAAAAAGACGCGAAAAATCCCATACATACTTTTCGCAATCATCTAGCCGACGGATAACTGCTGCAAGACAGCTTTTCCACCTTGCTGAATCCTTGTATTGTTCAAGGATGTACGGCTCTACCGTTTCGCTGAAATGATTTTCTACCTTTACCGTCATTGTTCTCATTCTTCAGGAAGCGATACCGTTATATCGGCCTTGTCGATTGTTGCGTATGAACTGTTGTCTATCTTGACAACTCTTTCTTCGACGGACGATGCTGACAAGCCTACCTTGACGACAACATTATCAACGCCTTCAATATCGTAGATTGGCAGCTCTATCTTTCCTGAAGATACATTCACACCTGGCTTAAGATTGGATGAAGCCCAGGATGTGATTACATCCTTGACCGAATCGTCAATGTCAGATGATACTCCGTAACTAACGTCAGTGATGTCAACGGAAACAAAAATTCGCACTGGCTGCGGAATTGAAAATTTGATCACGGAGCCGTCTTTAGCTTTTCCTTGCGAATTTCCTACTCCAGGAATTCCTACCGCCTTGCATTCGTATATTGCCTGCGCCACCTCGTCTTCACGACCTGCGAAATATGTAGGTACGGTGACCATGACTGTCCTTTCGGGGACAGATGGGTCAGTCTCGTGAGTATTGACTAGCACTTCTTTGTCAAGATTCTTCTTCAGATACGTTTTCATGCCTTCTATCGTTGCAAGGCCAGCAACAGACGATTCGGACAGCACTTTTCTGAGGGAAGCGTCGTCTAGCCCGTTCCTGGACACTCCATAGAACGAAGCAAGTGTATCAAGCCAAGCCCCTTCGGCAGTATTGATGTCGAATTGAGATAGAATATCCTGCAGAAGCTGGACTATCGAAAATACAGTCCTTGCCTCAAGCGCAACGTGCATGCCGTCAGGAGAAGTTGCGGAAAGGTCTAAGTCGTCACCGAAGGTAGCTCTCCAGTCATTTTTCAACGAATCTAGAATTTCCTGGAAGCTGCTGAACTTTATCCCTGCGGCATTTATCTTTGCGTATTCAGCCATTAGAAATCCCCCGTCTCGATCGAGCCGTCTTCAAGTCGGATCTTGAATTTCCCGGCGACGTTTCTTCCTTCAATCGTTACAACGATGTCGACCACTTCATCCACTCCTTCCAACGCTTCAATCGAGTCCTTGATTTCGGAGCTGATCTCGTCAGCAAACAGAGTGGAATTGCCTAGGACATCGTCGAACCACGGAATGCCAGCATCGTAGTCAACGAAGCATTCGCCCTGAAAAGTCGAAAGGGCAGTCCTTACGAGCTGCATAGTACGTTCCCTGAACGACGTAATGCGGCATACACGTTTCTTTACGGTACCGTCTTCGGACGTTATCTCGTAAGTGCTTACGTCATTAGTATTGTCTAGTTGCCTTTCGTTCATACAGGAAGCAACTTAGACTAATGTTTTTCGTTCAGGAGCAAAAAATTAAATTCTTGTAAATATCATGCCGGGCTTGGAGTTGGAGTACCGGAAGGGCCTACAGAAGTTGGATGTGCATGAGTCGAAAGCTTGACTGAACCGGCTTCTATGACTTCGTCTCCGGCGATAGTTACGTTTGCGCACACCTCGCTTGCCGAAAGAACCTTTCCAGTGCAAAGAAGGTCGCTCTTGCATACTGTTTTGCGGCCGCTTGCCGGCGTAAATTCGATGTCGCCTTCTTCTGTAACCCTTATCTTTGCTGCCCCATTCGATGAAGCCTTAACGACGGGAATCGCGACAAAATCATCTACAGAAAGACCGGAACATGAATCAGGAACTATATCTTCGTCGCTAGACTTGCGCCATTTAGAAGAATCCCTCGAAAAAGCAAGCAGTGTGACTCGGTCTCCAACCTTCGAAGGGAAAGAAATTTCTGCGTTAGCCCCTCCAATCTTCATTAGAGGTACGCCCTTCAATACAGGATTGTTGATGTCAAAAGCGCCGTTAGGGAGTACCTTCCGTATAACTGGCCTGCAGTCTACCGTATCACCATGGACAGCCGTCACAACGCCAGGGACAGCCGTCTCTACATTTTCAATATCTAGCATCATACTTACCATGTGTATTCTGCGGCCTTGCCTTCGATGTTGAAGTCTCCACCGTAGTTATTACCGTTATAGTTCAATTCCTCGACCCAGAACTTCCCTAGCACCGAAATCTTGTCTTCATTGTCTCTACGAGAGTCTATATACACAGGGTCACCAACGTGCAGAGAAGGAACCATTAGTGCCCTGAAAGAAACTTCGTTCCTTGGCTGGACCTTGGCTTCTTCCTTCTCCTTCTTTAGCGATTCTGCGCTTTTTTGATTCTTAAGGCCAAGGTAGTAGTCCATGTTCTCGTTGAACGCATCCTCGCTGCTCTGGTACTTCTCGTTCCTTACTGGAGTCGCGCTGATTAGGCCTGTATTGTAGTTCAATAGCACCGTAGAAGCGTTCATCCTGTTTTCCTTGTCAAGGTACAGAATCTCGTTGTTGGTGACTATTAGCTTTCCGCCAATCCTGCGAAGGCAACGTTCCTGGAACTTCTTCAATACGCTTCTTATGTCGCCGTCAAGAGAGAATCCGTTTTCAAGCTTCTTGTCCTTAAGGGCCTCGGCACCAGTTAACGGAACTCCTACATAGTCAGCTATATTCTTTAATACGTCATGATATGACGTTCCGTCTTCCATGTAAGCCGAAATGAAAGTCCTTTGCAATGGGTACTGAGCACCTCGCTGGGACTTGCAGTTGATTACAAGTCTAGACGTTTCGGCATCCTCGTACTCGGGGTACGCAGATACTATTTGCCCGACGAAAATCGTCCCAAGGTCCTCGTCTTCGTAACCTGCCTTGAAGATTACGGCGCATCCAGTAGTCATTATTTCATTTACGGTCTCCGGGCTAGCGTTGTAAAGAGTGAACGATGCAGAATTGCGGTAGAACTCCGTAGAAAGAGTCACCTGGAAATCATAGTCAAGGGCATCTACCAGGAATCCGTTTAATGTCTGTGCGCCAAGTTTGTACTTGACGGCATTTCTTACGAATGCCGAATCCTTGAACGTACCTATGAACAGCTCCGTATTACGAAAGAATGCCATCGAATTTTCTCCATTCTTCGTTAGTTCCGAATACCAGAACCCAGTCAGTTCCGAAGTTGTCGTAGGTTATGCCTTCGACGCATGAGCTGTTGACCAGTATGACCCGGAAATCCCCGTCAAGCCCCGTTCTGTTCTTTAATCCCAGAAGGCTTGAGGACTCGACGAGTTTCACTGAAAGGTTATGGCCAGAACTTGTAGAGAAGTCGCAGAACCATCGTTCGCATCGGACGTTCCACGATAAAGTGAAATCGCATACAAGCTCGCCAAGGTTCACGCTGAACGACTGGATAGACGATATTGAAGGAGTGAAAGGCACTATCTTCATTATTGCAAAACCTCCGGATCGTTGATCTTGGCGAGCCTGTCAACCTCGATTTCAGTCGCGTTCCTTGCCCCGGCATTTATTTCGGACGCTATGATTCTGTTGTTGACACTTTCCATGTCAGAAGGCTGGAACTTATAGGAAGAAGTAACATTCTTCAAGTCGACAACCTTAAGCTCGCGTAAGGTCATCGAGAATCTTATGCTAGATCCACTTTTAGAATCCCTGTCATAGCTTATGTCCGTGATTACCATCCTTGGATAGTTCTCAAGGGAGCACACAAGACGTACGGGTATTCTTTTCTTGGCAAGGTTTCGCAAATTAGTGAAATTTTCAAGGGCCGTATTCGATACGGTGTCCCTTACTTCGGAAGTCGCGAAATCATCCTTGAACTTGACTTCACTCGTATTCGCAAGTTTCTTAAGCGGATGGTTCGTGAACATTCCTTCAATAGTCACTTCACGCAGTTCCTGGTGGATGTGGTCGGCTATCACTGAGCCGTTCTGCAACTGGTGCTCGCTAACCTTGAATGACAGCTTGTGCTTTTCGCTAATGAACAAATTGAAAGGCATGTAGCTAAGAGAGCTGTCGTTTTCAAGCTCTCCCAACGAATCGAGAAGTTTACGGACCTTCTTGTTCTTCTTGAAATGGAGTCCTAGTTCCTTGTTCCGCCAGAAAAGGGAAGCCGGGATTGACTGAGCCTTCTTTGGTCTTCCACCCGTGAAATAGTTAATAGCGCTGTCAACATATCCGATCATTATCTACCGCCTTAAATGATGGCTATTTCTTGGTTTCTCTTCATTTGGTTCTCGATTATGCGCCTTACTCGCTGGTTAAGCATCACTCCAATCTGCTCGGCCCTTGGCGTGAGTGTTACTTCCTGGTTGATAGTCGTAAACGACTGATGTAGATTTGCTTCGCCTTTCGTTGACTTTTGGGCCGCCTTTGCAGCCTTGCTTGCTACATCTTCCTTCCAAATGTCAAAGTAAGAACCTTTGAAGTCTACTCCTGTAGCCTTGTTCAACGTGTCAAAAGTACGCTTATACTGTTCTTCTGAAATTTCACCACGGTTGTATTTCTGTTTAGCAGCGATCATTTGGGCTGCCGCATTTGACTTTATTTTGGCAAGTCGAATTGCTTCCTTTTCATCTTTCAGTGCGTCGAGCCATTCAAAGAACGCAGATCCTAGTTCAGCTATTTTTTCCAAGCCCCACGTAATTCCAATAATTGCAACTTGCGTACCGATTGCCGATTTCGAGAAATTATCTAAAGCTGTTGTCAATCCGCCTTCGCCTTCCATAGCCTCCATGAAATTGTTGACTTCATTTAGTACACCGCCTTCTTTACCATTACCATTCATCACCTTATTAAATTCGTCGGAAAATTCTCTTATCTTTTGGACTGACATATATGTTAGGAGAAGCTTAAAAGCATCAGAAAGTTCGATTACCTTGCCAATGGAATTTATGACAGTCCCGCCGAACTTTACTAGAGAAGTAACAAAATTTGACATCCATTTCCCGAAATCTATAAGCTTACCTATGTTTTCTTTAATTGAATCAGCGATTGTTTTGAAAACGTCTCCAATTGATGCAAACAACGATTCTATATCAGGCATCCTTTTCTCTATAGTAGATACAAGCTTATTGAATGTCGGGTAAATCTTCTTTCCAAGATTTTCTCTAAGATCGCCGAGAGCATTGTTGAAACGAATTATTGCAGATGAATCAAGATTGTTGACGGAATCTGACAATCCTTTCCAGTCGCCAAGAGCCTCTTTCAATGCGTCTACACGCATTTGTTCTGATACGCCGCCAAGCTTACGGATCCGCTTTATTTCTTCGTCAGTAAGAACATCACCGTACTTCTTCTTTTCCTTTGCACCCCATCGTCCGCCAGTTTCTACAATGGCATCATACGCTTCAAGCTTGGACGTATCGAATCCCTTGCGGCGCATAGCCATGTAGTTGCCGTCGTATGCCATGCCTAGGCCTGTAGCCAACGATTCCATCTGTTCCGGGCTAACTTCTCCACCGCCTGTCATTCCTGCGGCATAGTCAGTAAGCAAGTCCATCATCGACTTTAACGAATCAGTACCCTTGACATAAGTCGCAAGTTCGCCTGCACCCTTGATCATGGCCTCGTCGCCATAGATTGAACGGCTCTGTATGTCCGCCGCATAGTCCTTGATAGCCTGGAACTGGTCTAGAGTTCCACGGTTCCGCATCACGCCTTTGAGCTGGTTCTCGGCGCGTTCCTGTGTCGCGAACGCATTCATGCTCTGCATGCCGAATGACCATACCTTCTCAGCGCCCATCTTTGCCGCGCTGAAAGAAAGGTAATACTTGGCTATGTCCTTCAGTTTTTCGCCAAAAGACGAAAGGGAACCCATGCCCCTGTTGAACGAGTCGCTAAGGTCGTCGACGGCATCGGCCATCTTCTTGGTTTCGTCAGTCGCTTCCTTCACATCATCGGTGACTGAATCAAAACGGGCATCCACACGTTCCATCAGCTTTTCAAGGCGCGACAGAAATTCGGAGTTGCCGCCGAACTTGAAATCAAGATTGAATACTTCAGAAAGAGCCATTGTTATCCTTTTTCAACTCATAGTATGAAGGCCAAATACGCTTGTAATCGTTCTGCATGTCAAGGTAACCTGATGCAAGTCGCATTTCGCCAAGGGTCCACCCGTCAATCTCGTCCTTCCCAACCTTCAAGGAACATACGAGTCTCCAGAACATCGACTCTGTAGAAAGTCTTTCTGACAGGTTTCCGACCGTCCCGAGTCCTTCCGCATCCTCCTCGTCGTCGGCCAGCATCTTCTGGACAACCCTGTTGTCGTAGTTCAGCTTCCAGTGCTCAAGGTCTTCGCCTTCGCAAAAGGGGTGAGTTCGTATGCCTCCCAAATCTGGACTAGCAAACCGTAGAACCCGTCAATATCTCCGACAAAATAATCATACACGTTTTCGATCGTAAGTCGAATGTTGCTTTCTCCCTTTTCGATATCTCCGATGCGTACTACGTTACCAAGGGTGGATTCCACAATCTCGTCGAACTTGTAGTCTTCCATTTCGGCGAATGCGTGAAGGATTCTAAGTCCAAGGTCATTCTTGTCGCTTGCAACAGAGCGGAAGGAATAGGCGATGTCAGTTACCTTTCTGTCAAGGTGGCATGCGGCTCTGCCCTTAATTGGGTATACCTGGTACTTGTGACCTCCACTCGTTATTTCCTTGTAAGGCTTGTTTTCCATTTTCTTTTCTCCTATAATGTTTGTAGGAAAGAAGATAAAGAAACGTTATTAACGCGAGCTAAAAATCCAAAATTCTTGTAAATTGAAAAATGGCCCGCAGCAAATGCCGCGAGCCATCTTTGATCATCTAGAGAATGAAGCTCTATGCGCCGGAGTATTCCGCTTCAATTACAACCTTCAGTGTGACATTGCGAGCCGGTGCGGTCTTCGTGCGTGTCGGCTTCGCGATGCTCATGACGGTTGCCGTCCCTAAAAGCTTGTAGTTTCGGTCAGAGTCAACGATTGCGAACGGGAACGGGCCTGCGCCTGTCTTGCGGTCGGCCACATCGGCCAATGCGAAGATGTCAAGCTGGGCGCTAGTCGCATGGATCGGCAACGTGACAGTTGCAAGGTGGTTCTCGATCAGATTTCGTTCAACATAGCCGTTCTGGCCTTCCACGAATTCCCAAAGGTCGGAATCAGACGTAATGGTGGCATCGCCGTTCAGGTCGGTGATTGCTGCGCCGTTGAAGCTGATGTTTAAGTGCTTGTGGTTCCAATTCCTTGTAGATTGCACGACTGGTAATGGCATGTTTCCTCCTTGATTATACTACCTGCATTTCGATAGTCTTTACTGTGTGGATGGACGACTGGATGCCGAACAGTGTCTTCACGGAAGGCAGATTTCGTATCTTTCGCTCTGCTGCAGGAATGTCTTCATATTTTGGCGCCTGCACTTCGAATGAATCCGGAAGGACATATCTGTGTGAATTGTCTGCGGCAATCGTAAAGATGCTGTTGATTGACGACACAATCGAATCGATGCCGTCGTTATTGTAATCAACGCCGTCACCTGCATTCGCGTTGCCAAGGATGTTGAATACAGCTTCCTGCGAGCGGAACTTGATCCAGTCCTTCTTTACTACTTCATCAATGAAAGCATTGTTTGCGCCTGCCGTCGAGCCGAAGAATGTGCGAGACAATCCTGCAACCTTGCAATAGATGTTAAGGCCTACGGACTTTGCGTCGGAAAATTCGTTCCTGGAATAGGCATCTGGAGAAACGCTCTGCAAAGTCTTGTGGGCCCATGTTCCTCGCGCAGGGTCTGTTGCGCATCGCGTTGCGACAATTGCGGCTGCAAGGCTGAGTTCTTCAGATTCGTTATGCGCATAGATAGCCACGCGAGTAGGAGCCTTTGCATCTTCAGCCGTGTATGCACGGCATACTTCGAATGCGACAGACTTGTCCTCAATTTCCACATGGCCCATGCGGAAATTGAGAAGGCACCAGCCTTCAATCTTGTCAACGATGTCCTTTGCCGCGTCCTTTGATACATCTGCGCCAAGTCGAACGATGACGTGGTAGCCACCTTCCATTGCGGAATCAAGCAATTCTTCTACATTTGCCGCCGTGATTGCCGATGCGCTCGGAATGCAAACGAGAACTCCAGGGTTGTTTTCCATGAAGAAAGACTTCGCAACCTTTGCCAGGTCGCAGTTCTTTCCGTATGCTTCGCTAACGGAGCCGTAGCTCGTGTGTTTTTCGGTCTTTGCGCCTTCCTTGGTAGCGACTCCAAGGACAGCAACCGTATTAACGGATGTCTCGACGGCAACGGAAGAAACGTCCGTTATGTTAACCGTGATGATCTCGTCTATAAGTCTATCCATCTGTTACCTCAACTGAGAATGGTTCTTCTGTTCCTTTTTCAAATTCAACCATTATGCCGGACACGCTTTCCATCCTTTCGGTATCGTGCCCGATGAAGTCCATGAACTGCACCTCGGCAGTCATCGCCTTCTGCTGTATGTAGTAAGCTCCGTCCTGAAATCCGTTGTCCACGATTTCGCTCACGTCAATCAGCGAAAAACCTGCATCGTCCCCGGAGTCCATCACGCCGAGCGTTTGCGCGACGAAATCATCGAAAGCGTCACTCTCAAGGCTGTTCCTTACGGCCCGGAGCATTTCGCCGTCGTCCTCGACTCCATACATCTGCACCGTCAGCGTATTGATCACCTTGCGGTACTTGTTCCTTTCGCCGTTCCTAGGCCCAGGAATGAGCATCGAGCCCACCTGGTTAAGGTTTGCGGCTGAAACCGACACATACTTCCCGGCAGGTGCCGGGTTGTTGCTAGGCCCCTGAATCGCCTTGTAGCCTAGTCCGTTGATCCACTTGCAGAATGTCGCAAGTATCGATGGTACATTAGCCATCAAGAGCCTCCTTGACGGATTCGGGGACCTCGTCAGCCGGGACCATCTCGGCAACATACTTCCAGTGAGCTATGTTGCGGAGGTGCGGGTAGTATTGCTCGGACACGAGCTGGTAAATCTGCGTGCCGAACTTGACATATCCGCCATCGTTGCCGCCACGCGTAGAAGGCTTGAGGGCCTCGGAGCTGATGACGTCGATGTTGCCTGTATTCCTGGACCCCGTCAATGCAGCTATGCGTTCCTTGTAGGAAGCGCTCTGCAGTGTCCCACGCACCTTTTTCCTTATTAGCTCGCCACCATGCACATAAAGGCCGTTATCGTCATACGAGCCTTCGGAGAGCTCTACGTAGTCAAAGTACATGTTGAATACGGTGGCCATCGCACTAGCCCCCGAATCCGAAGAAACCGGTCAATGCAGGTCCTGGCCTGCAGTTGTCGCGAAGCTTGAGGAACATCCTGCCGTATGTAGTCTGCAAAAGGTCATCGTCGGTTCCACTTCCGGCAGGACTGTAAGATATAGAGATAGACCCTTCGCTCTTCGAAGATACGGAGCCGACCTCGTCACCGCCGCCTCTTGTCTCGAGAGTTCCGATGTGTGAAGCCATATAACAGAGCGCGAGCGGGTACGACGAGCCGAAATAGCCCTCGTCAACCTGCAATGAGGCCATTTCAAGCCAAACATCGGCCCTTTCTGAACCGGAAAGTTCCGGGGTCATGAAATAAAGCGCCTTCTCTTTCTGCTGCTCTGTCATACGCTACACCCAATGGCTATTCGTCGTCTTCGTCAGCCTTCTTGGCTTCGGCAATTTCCTTGTCGAACTTTTCCAGCTGTTTCTTCTTGGCCGTGATGTCAACATCCTTGAAGTTCTTCTTCAAAGTGTCGAGAGTCTCGTGGCTCGTGGCTTCCTTTACTGCCTTGGCCTTGTCGCTCTTGTCCATCTTGGAAGAATCCTTTACGCTCAGGTCGCCTGCATCGATGTACAGCTTTGCTTCGTAGGTTTCGTCGTCGAACTTGTCAAGGCAATTTGTGCCAGGAACAAGCATGATGCCGTTGCAGTAGATGCCGTGCAGAGTTTCGTTGATTACTACTTTCATTTTCGTTATCTCCTATGATTCGTTGAAAAAAGCAAACACCCCCTCCCATGGCAAGAAATGGAGCCCCCTAGGACATTCAAGCTTCGGGAGCTCCACCCACCATAGGAGATGGAGAGTTTCGTTACTTGCTTACACGCCGTCCATATAGACGCCTGTAGTCGGGCGACGCCAGACGCAGCCTGCGGTACGTGCGATGCAGTTGAAGATAATGGAGAGACCCTTTTCCTGCGGCTTCAATACGCGGAACGGAACCGGTAGAACGGAGAACACGTTCTTGCGGTCCTTCTTGTAGAGAAGTGCTCGGTCGGTGTCGCCAACGCCGATGCCTTCGCCGGAGTTGCAGCATTCGATGTTCACGAGGCCCTGCGGTGCGAAACGGTCCTGGATTGCCTTGAGGAAGGTAACGTCGGAATCAACGCCCTTAGTGCGGGTAGTCAAGGAGACGAATGCTGCGCGAGGAACCTTGAGGGTATCAAACTTTGTGGTAGTGCCACCGCGCGGGCCCTTTGTAGCGGCGAAGCCTGCGTCCATCATCTTCTGGATGTCTGCAGTGATTTCGTCGAGATTCTTGTCAGCCCACTTTGTAGAAGTTTGTGCAGTGTTCTGCTGTGCCGTAGTGTGAGTGACGTTCGGGTTGGTGAGAAGGCCCATGAGACCCCAGTCCTTGTCGCCGAGATAGATGATCTCGTCAACCTTTTCGTCAACGGTCTGGCGAGCTGCGAGAGCGTCGTCATTTTCAAGAGGGATGCCTGCAAATGCGCATGCGTCGAGTTCTTCAAGTGTGAACTTGTAGTGAGTACCGACTGGGCGGATGTTGACGGTGTTCTTTTTGTAACCGATGGAAGTTGCAGGAATGTCTGTTGCGTCGGAGGCAAGGATCTTCGCCATGCCGACCTTGGAGACGGTCCTGAAGGTGTAAGTCATTGCACCCTTGTTGATGCCCGGCTTGATCGGAGCGGACATGATAGCGTCCAGTTCTTCGCGAGGAGCGTCGTACGCTTCCTTTTCGATCTGGTTGAAATCGTGACGGATGCTCGTAAGAGCAGCATCGTCAAACTGGTTGAGAATACCCATTTGTTTCCCCCGTTACTTGATTTCGACAACAGCGTAGCCACCGGCCTTTGCGCTGGTCTTGTATGTTACATTCTTGAGTTCAGTACCTGCTGCGCCCCATGCGCCAGCAGAAGTGAGCTTTGCGGTAGTGCCGGACTGCACGTCTTCGGCAACCTTTACCCACATGCGGCCGAAAGTCACGACGTTGACCGGAGTGCCTGCCGGATAGGAATCGTAGTTGGCTACGCGCTGTGCGATGCCGAGGAATACGGAACCTTCGCCAGCTGCTGTAGCGGACTTGTAGACCTTCACGTCTTCGCCGACCTTCGCGAAAAGCGGGAAGCCGCCTTCAAGGTCCACGCCGTTGTCCGGTGCGATTACGCGGGATTCGTTGGAATAAGGCTGGTCTGCGAAGATCAAGCCAGGAGCGGCCACGCTGCGGCCATATTCGTTTGCTTCAAATGCCATGATTAGGCCTCCTTGATGCCGTTGGAAATGTTGTAGAGCTTACGTGCGAGCGCGTCTTCCATTGCGTCGCCGCACATCATCACGCCACGGCGGGCTTCACCGGAACGCGGAGCACCGTCAAACTGTGCTGCCGGATTTACTGCCGGCTTCTTGTCTTCGTCTCCGTCCTTGGTTTCGTACTTGTCTGCAAGAACCTTGCTTGCGCTTGCGAAGAGTGCGTTGATGCTTGCCTCGTCTTCGATTGCTTCAAGGTCGATAGAGTCAAAAGCCTTGGCGATAACCTGGCGCTTGAGTTCGGAAACGTCTGCGGAAGAATCGCATTCGATGCCTGCGGAGTGTGCGACGTCAAGGATTGCGATCTTTGCGCTCACTGCTGCATCGATGAGTTCTTCGTCGACTTCATCGTTAGCCTTTTCAAGCTGGTCTTCCAATTCAGCCACCCTTGCTTCAAGTTCGGAGTTGCTGTCAAGGAGAGTGTGGATTTCTTTGAGCTTTGTGGCCGCATCATCCTGAGCAGTCTGCAATGCTTCGATGACCTTTTCGTCGGCTTCATACTGAACGCCGTCAAGCTGGATGGTCTTCATTGTGGATTTCTCCTGTTTGTGATTGTTTTCGTCTTCTGTAATTTCTTTTGCCGGAGCAGTTTCTTCAACAACGATGTCAAAGATGTCCTCTGCATCTGCGGAGTCGCCAACGCAGAAACGCACCTGGTCGCCTGCGCGTCCTTCACGGACAAGCGCGATGTGGTTGTACACGATGTCGCGCTGTTCCTGCTCGTGCTTTGAACCACGCCACACTCCCGCATTGTCAACCACGTTGCACTTGTAGCCGCAGCTGATAGCCTTCACCTCGCCATTGTCTATTGCAGCGATGGCCTTCGGATCAGTAATCGTGAGAGTGATACGATTGTCAAGCCCGTCGAAAGTTGCATCGTTCGCACTCATTCCAACAGACAGTTCCTTGACATTGTCAAGAGTCACTGGCTGGTTCGGGTGTTGAAGCGTCACTGGCTTGCAGTTGAGGGAAGAAGTCGCCTTTTTAACTTCCTCAACATCTCGAAGCCTTCCGACAAACTTGCTGTCGTCGCCAAGATAGCGGTACACGCCAACGCTCGTTACTCGCAGATTGCCTACATAGTAGCCCTCCGGAGTCTTGTGGAACACGTTGTCCTGGAACTTTTGGTAGTCTTGTAGAAACACTTTTCTTTTCCTCAAGAATCAAGATAGACTAGCCGTCAATAGAAAAGGTGGATTTTTGAAATTCTTATAAATTGTGATTTCGCTTTACTTTTTTAACGGTGCCTTCTGCGTCTGACAATACTTAGCGGCAAGCATCAAGTTCTTTGCTAGGAGATTCGCTTCTGTCGGAGTCAAATTGCTAACAGGGAAATTGACGATACGGATGACTGGACTAGAACCTTGCAAACGAACATCACAACATTTCAACTTGCTGTTGATTTCTTTTTCCCACGCATCTTTCTTGATGTACTTCTTTGCATAACCAGCATCATACTTTTTTGCTTTGTGGAATTCCTTATTGGCTTCCTTACTGGCTAGGGAATCTACGAGATACTTGCTTTTGATTTCTTGTGCGTTCATTTTTACCCCATTTTCTTTGCCAGTGCATTCACCTGGCCCGTGATTTTGATAAGTTCAGAGTTGCTGGAGCCGCCCTTGTTCGCTCGTGCGATAAGGCGGTCAATCCCAGAGTTGAAAGAAATCGTTGCCGCGTTCAGCTTGTCGCACAGTGCGCCGATTTCGGATTCCTCGTCAGTCTTCTTTACTACAGGAGAAGGCTTCTTGTACTTCTCGCGGATGGCAACTAGCGCTGCGGCAGTAGCCATGTTCTTGAGTGCGCTTCCTACGGCCATTACTTCACATCTGCAATGGTTTCTTCGGCCTTGCCAAGGATCACCAGAATCTCGTCAAGCATCTTGATTGCCATCGTAACGGAGCGCTTCTGTTCCTTGATTCTGTCGGCCTGGCTCTTCTTCCAACGCTTGTTCCATTCAAGATCTTCAAATGGTTCTTTGCCTGCAGCCTTGAGGCTTTCTTTGCGCTTATGTTCAGCAACCATGCGGTTGGCTTCGTTAAGAGCATCCTTTGCCGCGGAGCGCATAGCCTCCACATCCACCTTCACTTCCATTCCGGCAACGTCGCCAAGGTACTTGGACTTGATTTCAGCTACATTCATCTTGTATCCTATGTTGATTATTGACTGATATAAGATAGTCTCAAGCGCATTTCCGTGGCCTTTTCGGCAAAATTCTTATAAATTTACAGATTTTACTTGCAAAACCTATTTAAATAGGTTATATTTTTGTCAGTAGTCAAAACGGAGGTGTTGCATGTTTGGAATTCGAATTTACGTTGAAGACATTGTTACGTTCGAAGTCCTCTAGAACTTGAAGTAAAATAAAACTGCTGTATTTCGGAGAGTTAGCGCATGATTAAGTGCCCACACTGCGGCCAGGAATTTGCCGTAGGTTCAATCAAGAGCGAGAAGAAGGCCAAGGCCAGCCGGGAGAACGGCAAGAAGGGCGGCAGGCCTAGAAAGTCAACTAAAGCAAAGGAAAAAAAGAAATGAACGATTTCAAAACAACCATTTGCGGTGTTGAACTAAAAGATTTTGAAGAAAGTTTGGAAAATGTTGAACTGGAGGAAGGAATGGAAAAAAGAAAGAAGTTCTACGCATTCAAGGAAGGATTGCAGATCCTTTTCATCAGCGAACAAGAGTTTAGAATGATGAAGAATATCGGGAAGGCAAGGTTCATCAAGTATGCAGACAGCGACCGCATAATTCTATTTAACGAGGACTGCATCAGGCACTTTTTCGACGACGCGAATACTGACAAGATCGTTGCCGAAATACATGCCAGAGCGCGTGAACGGTGGTTTATCGCAAAGGAAGCTGTAGAAAAAACATCTAGCCTTCTCGGGTGGTAAATATGTGCGAATACTGCGATCAAGTCAATTGCGCAATATTGTCATTACACAACGAATTTGTCCTTGACTCCAAGGGTAACGAATATGGGTACAGCTCACTATCCGACTTTTATGACTATCTTTCAGCAGTTCTGCCAGCAGTTGTCGAGATGAGCTTCCTCTTGTAAAAAACAATTCCCCATTCAAGCATAAATTTAAGAAAAATGCGGATTTCACAAAATTCTTGAATAAAAAGGTATTGCTTTTGGCGTTAAAAAGGTCTATATTTGACAATGGAGGGCTACTTTAAACGCAGTAGCACAACGCATAGGCCCGAAAGGGAACTCTATGAAGGGAGTGGTAGGCCTAAACCACCTGTTTCGCCCGCGTCAGGTTTTTTAGCAGGTTCCTCAAAAAAACCTGCTTTTTTTATGTCCTGTGGACGTATAACCGATCTTTTCCTTTCAATTTGAAATAGACCGTCATTCCGGGCTTATTTCTTAGTTTTGACTTGATCTGGCAAAGAACTGTCGAATAGTCAAAATCAGCAAGAACATTCAAAACGATAATTTTTGTGTTTTGCTCCAACGATTTTTTAATGTGTTCAGAAACAGCATCAGGCTTGCTTGTAGGCTTCACTTTTTTGTATTCAGCAAGTTTTCCATCAATAACTGCATCTGGATTTTTTTCTCCATCAGGCACTTTTTCGACGACGCGAATACTGACAAGATCGTTGCCGAAATACATGCCATGGCGCGTGAACGGTGGTTTATCGCAAAGGAAGCCGTAGAAAAAACCTCTAGCCTTCTCGGGTGGTAAACATGACTGGCTGCGAATTTTCTGGCGATGCGGAAGACGGCAGGAGCAATGCTACTCATGTTACTATTGGCTTAAAGACAATCCGGTTAAAATACCGGATTTAATACCAAAATTTCATTTGTAACGTAATTTGAAAAATAAAATCTTGCCTCGGAAGCCTAGTCAGTCTCCGGGGCCTTTTTTTTTGCATCTAGAACAACTTAGTCTTCAAATATAGACTTCGTATCGGAATGGGCTCCCTTCATGATTTCCTCATATCGGCGGCGGTCCGTTTCAGCTGTTTTGCGATTTCTCAATAAATCACTAATGATTTCCCTCAAAAAGAAAACTGCAATGATTATACCAATTCCAACGAGGCCTACGATTTCGGCAACGGCCCCGGCATGAATCCATTCGTCTATAAATTTATCCATTGTTATTCGTCTCCTATTAGTTAAGTCATTTAATCTCGAAGTCCACGGACCTGCGCAACGTACCTGTGTCAATCAACGGGCGTTCGGAACCCTTGGCCTTTTTTGTTGCCGGGGCGTTAGGCACATACTCGTTGCTGTCGTTGATGGATCGCCGCAGCTGGCCTACGCACATGACGCCAAGACGGTCAAGGTCCACCCCGTTTATCAGCTGGTTCTTCATTTCGCTTAGCAGAGGTTTTTGATGGCGGTTACGAAGCACCTGGACGAAGTTTCGGGCGGGGATGGCGTTGTACTTGTGTCCGTTCACTGTTTCCCCTGCGGCGCGCCCGTAACAAAGAGTCTTTGCAATGACTGCAAGCGGAGCGCCCTTGTTCATAGGTCCTATAAACTCCTTGCCGTCCACGTCGATGGTTATCCTTTCGTTTTTCTTGTGACCCAGGTTGTTGACACGCTTGTTCTTTGTCCTGGGCTTCTCGTAGGCATCGTTTGCCCAGCCGACAAGGACCTTATGGTTCTTGAGGAACTTTGTGCGGGTCTCCATCATGTTCAGCTTGAAAATGAAATCCTGGATTGCAGACATAGTACAAAAATAGCCCCTCCTGGATTCAGGAAGGGTTGATAGCTAAATTCTTGTGGATTTAGTAATCTTCGCCGAGGTACTTTTCAAAACGCTTGTCATCAAATCCATCTCCGATGTCCACCTTGTCATTGTGATGCTTGTTCCAGGATTTTCCCATTAAAACAAAAATATCCCAGTCGCACCAATCAACGAGTCTCGGCTTTATAGTAACCGGATTTTTCTTGACAGAATTAACAACCTTGATAATGTCGTTTTCATCTTTTTCGTAAACATCGGCCATATTATCCCTCAAAACTACACTCTAATATAAGAATTCCGTTTGAGTCACGTTCTTCTATTATTCTTAAATTTGACTTAGAAGGAGAATTAAACTCGCTTTCCTCCGGGTATCCGACCATTCTTCCATTTTTTATACGATATGGTGGAGCAATGGGGTCACCCTTTTTAGCGTGGAGCTGAATAAAGAACGACACCTTATTCTTTAGTTTTGAATTCGGATCATAGAAGCTGGCAGAATGTTCCATACTCTTTGAAAAAGAAGCGATCCCAGGATTAAAAATAACTTTCTTTTTCCGGTAGGCATTTAATGTAGCTTCATTCAAGGACATTGCCCTCCAAAGCGTCATATCTCGTCGCATAGGAGTTGAACGGATGTAATCGTTCATCATCTTTTCACGTTCGTCAAAGATAGGGTGATTTCCAGGATTTCCCTTTCCAAGATTCTTACGCATCAGATATTCGTTAAGTTTATCCGAGCCATCCTTGCGGCACCATAGATTATAAAATGAATTTAGTTTTTTGTCATATGGTCGTTTAGAAACATCGGAATAATCGCGAGCCATCTGTAGTTCGTAATCAGCCTTTTCCCTCTTTCTTAGAAGGTTCGCCTCAATATTTCCAGGGTCACGGCTCTTATTCATCATTAGCCGACTTTCATTAATGGCGTTCATAAAACGAATATGCTCCGCAGACATCGGTTTTGGATTTTCATGAGTTTGCACGACTCCGCGCTGCTCCCCGTTCTCACGCTCTGCCTCGTAATCGTCCTCGTATTCCGGGACATAGGGAAGCGCAACGCAGCGGCAGCGGAAATCGGTGCCTGGGGCGCCATGGTACATCTTTTCCGTTCTGTTCTTGCGGACCAGCTTCCTTTTGCCGTCTTCGCCGGTTTCCCATTCCCAATAATGGTCGTCATCGCCCCACTTGCAAATCTTGCCGTCCATGAGGGCGTGGCTCTCGCGGGTACGACCGTCCATGGCTGCGGACCACTCGTAGTAATCAATGCCGGCGTCCTCGCACTGGCAGCGTTCTATGGCGCTGTTTAGCTTGCCGACTTCGGTAACGGCGATAAGGTCGGCCTTCGAGCTTGTAAAGGACGTGCACATGTTTCTGACGTCATCACGAACCTCGCGGATGTTCTTTCCAGAAAGGACTCCGTCGCTAACCTTGGAAGCAACCTTCTTTCGGATTTCTTCGTTTGCGGACTTGCAAAGGTTCACAAAGTTATCGGTCCACGCCGCGATAATTTCTTCCTGGTTCGCGGAATTTGGGAAATACCTCTCGCCGATAGTAAGTTCCGAGAATTCGGCAAAAGCCAGCGAGTTGAAAGCGGAAACCTCGTGAGCCAATACCTCCACACGCTCCTTGAACTTGTCAGGCACGTCGCCGAGAACCTTAACCACATCCTCCACCCCATCGTTGACGGATCCATTGAATGCGGCTTCCTGGAGTCTGGAGCAGTAATCTTTCAGCTCCTCCCGGATAAGTTCAACGGTCTGCAGTTCAATCTTGTGGGGATAAAACTTGTTCGGGGCCACCTTTTTCCTGGCGCCCTTCTTTTTCAACTTGAGTTCTTTGAGACGGTTGACAAAATCAGGATAAGACATAATTCACAGGCTCCTATGAGCCGATAAAAATAGCCCCCGGCCGGAGCCGGAGGAAGGACACAGGAAATTCTTGTAAATAGAGGCTAGTAGGACGAGCCGTACTTGGACTTTGAAAATTCCTTGAACTGCTTGTCTACGTCCTTGTTCTGAATGTCCTGAGGAACCCTGAAATAAATGCTGGAACGTTGGCCGGTGACAACGTTCTCGCATTTTCTTACCTGTACCTTTCCCCAGTTGTATTTCTTTATGTTCCCGACGAGTGTCGGCAGGATTTCCTTGTAGGCTTCCTCAGGAGTCTTTCCCTTTCCCACGATACGAAATTCCTGTGCACCAGGATATAACGGAGACTGGTAGCCAATGGTAAAACGGTAATCGTTCTTCAATTCGATGATATTGGATTTAGGAGCTTTATCTCTTGGAGACGAGCCTGCTGTCGCTCCGGTTGTCGCATTTGGATTCTTCGACACCTTCAGCTGTTTCCACTTTGGATCATGCAGGGTGACCTTGTCCCAGGCGGCGTCCTTGACGATGGCGTACTTGAGATTGAGTTCATTAACATTCATAAAATTTACCTGTACTTAGCGAGAATTTTTTCTACGGCCTTCTTGTCCTCGGGCTTGACCGGACGGACATCCCAGCCGCGATTAGTGTCACATTTTCCTTATTTAATTTCAAGCGAAATGTCGGAGGGTTTTATGGTAGTCTCGTACAATTTTGACATTAATCTTGCAAACGCAAGTAAAGCCATTTTTGTAATCTCGCCATACGTCTTTCCCGTCACACCGAGTTTCAAATCCTGAGCGGTTGAAAACAGGGTATGACCTTTTGCAGTTGCTCTCATAAAAAGACGAGAAGCATTCCCTTCAAAGACGTCATTCTTTAGATGGTACATACGAACGACAGCATCCATTGTGTATTTCTTTTTAATCTCATTAACGTTCATATTCATCCTCTGTTAACCAAATCAATTCTACGTTGATCTGCCATAAATCTTCCTTTTTTAAACAAATCCAAAACTAATCAAAAGAAACCTTGGCCGGTTTTCCATATTGAGAAATGGTCATTACTTTACCATTTCCGCGTCTTTTCAATGAAAGACGATTCTCAACATTAGTCTTCATCCCGTAATTAGGATTGACAACTCCAGCGCCTACTGCGTCAACGGCAAAAGACTTTCTGTAAAGTTCAGAAATAATCTTGTTTCCCTTGGCCTTTTGCTCGGACTCAAACTTCTTCAATATAGACTTGAGTTCTCCAGGCTTGCAAACTGCCTCTTTCACAAGATTGAAAAAGTTCCCTTTTGCGTCCTGTGCCCCGTAGTGAACTTCATACCTTTTCTTCTTGTCTGTGGCGGCATCGTTCAAAAGCGCATACTTCGCCTTGATCTCTTCAATATTCATTGTTATTCCATTGAAACATGTTTTACACTAAAATTTAGGCCAAGGATTAAAAACGAAACCGATTTGACAAAATTCTTACAAATTACTCGTAGATTTAATCCTTCGTGATCAAAGTTCCTGGTAGATTGGTGCTGCATTTACTAGATCGCGCCCAGTTCTGCGTTTATACGCCTCCTTGAGCATCATGAAGTTTTTCTCTGCGTCTTTTCTATCCACGCATCCGAGGACGAGTGCGGGAGAGGAACGGAAGTCGGTGCGTTCAAAACCGGCACCGTAGTATTTCGCGGCGGCGTGCTTCGCAATGAATGCTGTAAGTGTGCTTGTAAAGATAATAGTAAGAAGCATTGTCGTGTCCTTTTTTGGTGGCTTATTTGCCTAAGATTTAGAACTTACCAGGAGAGTTAGCAAGCATAAAAATCTTACTTAGAACTTATTAATGATTGTATTTCAATCCCAATAAATCGTCCTTTTCCCAACATCGGAGCCCCAACCTACATCGATAAAGTTTTCCTTAAGCCAACTAAGCCTTTTTGTAGCCATTTCTAAAGAGACTCCATTAGGAATTCCTCCAGAAATTAATACTGCATCCATTTCAGGAGTAAAATGCGGTCTGGTATTGGATTTTATTGTTGGTACAAACGTTCCGCGTTTTCGCATTATATAACGATGCATGGTGCACTGGGACTTTGTCCTACCTTCCGGTATTTCGCCACGCATGATCATGGATTCTTCAGCGGAAGTCCATCCGTTTGTAAATTGATTAGACACTTTAAAATCTCTACGTGAATATTATTCAATGCACTTTGTGCGACATTTCCGTAAAAATACAAGCATCCGTTAAGAATTTCTTATTTGCAAAAATTTTGTATAATTCAATATTGGAATGACATGTGACCTATCTTCATTGGCCTAAATCCAATAGGAGATGAAACATGCAAAATAAAGAACCAAAAGTTCAACAAATCGCAATTGATAAAATCAAGCCATACGAAAAGAACCCAAGAATTAACGACAATGCAGTTCCTTTTGTCGCAAATTCAATAAAGGAATTCGGGTTCAAGGTTCCAATAGTAGTAGACTCCAACTACGTCATTATTGGTGGACACACGCGCTACAAGGCTGCACAGAAGCTGGGATTGGAAACAGTACCTGTAATTGTCGCGGACGATCTTTCTGAAGCCCAAGTTAAGGCATTCAGGCTTGCAGACAACAAGGTTGCAGAAATAGCCGAATGGGACGACGCGCTTCTTGGTTTCGAATTAAAGGAACTTGAAGACGTTTTTAATTTCGACATGGATCCATTCGGTTTCCAGGACATCGTCGTTCAAGAACAACCTACTGGCGATGACGACGATTTCGATTCTGAATCAGCTGTAGAAAATATTGTAGAACCGGTAACACAGCCAGGAGACTTGTGGATTCTTGGAAGGCATAGACTTCTTTGTGCAGATTCATGTGACGAGAAGAACATCAAGAGACTGGTCGGAGACGCAAAGATTGACCTTTACTTGACAGATCCGCCGTACAATGTCGCGTACAAGGGTGGAACCGGGATGACAATCGAGAATGACAACATGGATTCAGGAGCATTCATTGCATTCCTTACTGATGCATTCGCAGCAGCAGATTCGGTCTTGAAGCCAGGTTGTTCGTTTTACATTTGGCACGCATCTCGTGAAATTTTCAACTTCTACTCTGCTTGTTTCAATATTCCTGGCTGGATGCCGAAAGAACACCTTATTTGGGTAAAGAATAGATTCACTTTTGGAAAACAGGATTACCAATGGCGACACGAGCCGTGTATTTACGGTTGGAAGGAAGGCGCAGCCCATTACTTCATTGACGATAGAAAGCAGAGTACGGTGCTTGAATTTGACAAGCCTGCCAGAAACGGAATACACCCGACAATGAAACCTGTTGAATTGTTCGAACTTCAAATCAACAATTCTTCAAGGAAGGGCGAAAATGTACTGGATTCTTTTGGAGGATCCGGGACAACTATTATCGCATGCGAAAAGCAAGGCCGCACCGGATTTTCCTGCGAACTTGCCCCGAAGTACGCAGACGCAATTGTACTACGTTGGCAAAATCTAACCGGCAAAGACGCCATGCTGTTGCAACAGGATGGAACTATGGTTTCATACAATACCCTAAAAAGCAAGAAGGAAAGTTAAATTCTTAATCAAAAAAGGCCATTGAATGGAGGCCTTTTTTTTTAAACATATTAATGCAAGAATGCGCATTCTTGCATTATTTTATTTCACGAACAAAAAGGCCCTTCCGGGAAAGGAGAAACCGGGAGGGCCCGCGCTTGCCAAGCATAGCTGCCCAACAAGGCGTCAGGAATATTTTTACTTGCAGAAAATGTTAATCCAAGTATTCACGGAGTTGAGCAACACCAGGAGGATGTTGCCCACGGCACCGATAATCGTCCACTTGAGCTGCGGGGACATTGTTGTTCCGTCAAAAAAGTATCTTTCGTCTATTTCAATTCTTTTCATATTAGTCCTTTTTATTTTTAGCTTTCCTTTGCCGGAGCCTGTCCGGCAGGAACATCACCGCCCTTCACGCTAATCTCGTTAGTACCGCCGTTCAACACAAGATTCTCGCGGATTTCCTTCGGTGTCATTGAGCCTATCTCATAAAGGCCCTTGCAGAAGTTCATGTTCTTCTCGCGAATGTCAGCCTTCTCGTTTGCAGTCACCTGGGAAACTTCGCCAAACTGGAAATCGTGAGTTCCTGACTTGCCCATGTTCCTGTTCATGAAGTCCGTCAGCATTTCGCACATCGGGTCGTAGAGGCAGTCTGCACGCCACTGTTCAACGAGGTCATTGTACTGGCGAATGTCGCCATCGTTCGTGCTTGAAAGCCCGGAAACCATGTTGCCGAAAAGAATGGAGACAGGAATTCCTGTAAGGGCTGCGCAATACGCCATGATCATCTTGACAGATTCGGGAACGTCGCCCATTGAGTGCGACTTCATCTCGAACGTGTCTTCCTTGTCCTGGAACACGGAGCGCATGGAGCTCATGCCGAGCTTCACGAGATTCATTCGTTCACGCACCTTCTGCACGCCGTTAGGCTGCTGCAGCATTCCCGAAAGGCCGTTCAAGCCAAAGACAGCAAGACCGTTCTCCTGCAGCATGTTGGAGATAGCCCCGAATGCGCCAGGGAGCTTCTTGATACCGGAATTTGCCATGTCAACGACTGAGGCTCCGAACACGTATGCTTCAATTTCGCTGTCAAGGACATCGGGCACTTCGTCGCCCTTGAACACATGAACCCTTGAACCGTGGACGATGATGGTCTTCCCGGAACGGAGCTGGATAGGCCAGCGCTCAACCTTTCCGAAAAGCGGAGATGTTTGGTCGTCAGAGATGCAGTCCTCGGTAAGGATTAGATTTCCTGGAGAATAGACCCTGTAGCCTACAACCTTCGCGTTCTGTTCCGCAGGCTTCGAAAGGTCTCCGTTTCCGTCTCTGTCATACATTGTCACAACGATAGCACCGCCGAAAAGACGCGCCCATGTTCCGGCCTTTCTAGCCGCCTTGAAAAATCCGAGCCTGACAAGTTCCTTGTAGGCCTTGTCGTTTTCGTCACCATTGATCACGATAGGAGTCTTGAGCGCCTTGTCCGCAGGTTCCTTGCAAAGTCGCTTGACGATGCCATCGCGAACGAACTGCATCGCAAGGTCCTCGTAGTTAGGCCTTACGGTTGTATGCTGGATTCTTACGTGCTCGTCTTTGTCCGATGCGGCGTTTCCAAGTCCTGTAACCATGTTTGCGTACGCGCCGTCGTTCATGAACGTAGAAGTTCCTGCGGCTACTTCCATGTCCTTGATGTCTTCTTCTTCAACCATGCGCGTCAATTTAGGGTATCGCGTTCAAATTTTGTTGATTTGTCAAAATTCTTGCAAATCAAGCCAAGTATTCAATCACGGCGAATTTGTCATGCACTTCCACCTTCTTCACGTGGTGGCTTTCAATGGTAGCGAGAAAGCTGTTGATTCTATGTTCATAACTTTCAGTCGTTTCAAAGTCGTTTTGATCCATTCGGCAAAAACAAATCCTTTCAATAATTTTCACTTTCCTTGTAACCATTTTTTTTATTCTCCTTGTTACATTGAATCCCATACAGAGTATTGCACCATATTTTGCGACAATGCCTGAGTAGTGGCATCCACCTGGTCATCGTGTTCAACATTCGGGAACTTCGTGAGCTCGTCCTTGTACTTGAAAAGCCATGGTGCGTCCTTCGGAAGATATACGTTCCCGGCCTGGAACAATGGCGTTACCGCATGCGCTCGGGCAACCTTTGACTCAGTAGGTTCGACAGGTATAATGCCCATGACCTTCTGGTTCAGAGAATCCATAATCGCATCTCCGTTGGCCTTTTCTTCGACATACTTCGCAACTGCGTCCGGATATGCAATTGACATCTGCACCATGGCCTTCAAGGTCTCAGTGAATGTCATCTTCGCGTGGACCTGGTGCAGAAGGTAGAAGTTCGCGCCCTTCTTTCCCCAAAGCTGTCCACACACATAGTCCGAGTTGACAGTCTTCTTGAATGTCAGGTCCCACGACATGAACTTCTTGTCGAAGTATGCAGGAAGCTCCGAATCCGTGTAGTATTTGAACCACTCATCCTTGAATATGTTGCCGCTAGCCACCTTTGGCGACTGCATGTACTGAGATGCATACATTTCCGGTGCCGCATCGCGTATACGGTGAAGCTGCTCTATCGTGTGCTTTCCTGGCCATAGAGGAGTGCCGTCAGGATTTTCTGCAGGAAGACATAGATGGTGCCACTTTTCGCCGCTGCCGCCGCCGAGCAGAAATCCGGCCATGTCGTGATCGTGCAGTCGCTGCATGATCAGTATTATAGGCGTGTCTTCCGAGTTCGTTCTCGAACGGATTGTGTCGTTATATCTGGAGTTAATATGCTCTCTAACAGTGTCTGAATCCTTGTCATCGGGCTTTAGCGGGTCGTCAATGACTATCGCGCCTTTGAATCCGTCTGCAGGGCTTCCAGTCCCCGTGTAAATTCTTTCGCCCATAATACCGGCACCAAAACCTGTAATCTGGCCACCGGTAGAAACTGCGTACATGCCGCCATTATTGGTAGTGTACCACTTGTCCTTGGCATCCGTCTTGCGCGAAATCACGCATTCAGGAAAAAGAGTCTTGAATACATCATCCTTGACGACATCCCTGACTGCATCCGAGTTGTCGTTCACGAGACCGTCCGAGTATGACAGGTGCATATACCTTGAACGCGGATTGTTTGCAAGCCCCCACGGAATGAAAAGCCTCACTGCGAGCTGCGTCTTCGTGTATCTTGGAGGGACATTAATTATGAGCCTTGTAATTTCTCCTCTAGCCACCGCCTCCATCGTCTCGATGATACGGCGGTGGTGGTCCGATATTATGAGCTTCGTCCCGTACATGCGCTTGAAGAAGAAACGTGCGAAGAATCCGAAGTCCGTAAGAAGCTTTGAAGTAAGTACATCCTTGACAGCAGGATCATTTTCCCAGTCTAGCATTCTTCCTCAAGAATCTCGGATATTTCCTTGACGCGGCTCGGAGCCACCTTGACTGAATTAGCCACATTGATCGGGTTATCCTCACCTCCAAGACCCTCCGGACTCTGGTCAAAGGTGATCCCGGCGAGCTTGGCGAGCTCAACTACCGCTTTCCAGTTGCTCTTCTTGAGCGAATCCTGTGTCAGCTTCGCCATGAGCACCTTTCCGAACTTTTCCTTCTTTCCAAGACGGAGACCTATCATTGCGGCTCCGTTTCTCATGACATCGGGAACGGTCATCTTGCCGTTCAAGATTTCAATGAAAGCATCGCGCAGGACTGCCTTTTGTTCTGCCTTACGCCTTCTTACCGCCAACCCCTTGCTGGAGGCCAAAGCGGCCCTATTATCGCCCTTTGTGAAGGGAGTCAGGTTTTCAATTCCAGCCACGATACCCCCACGATTAAAACAGGCTTATCTGTTCAGGCTTTTTAGGGTCGCACTTCAGCCTCGGTTCTGTGCTGCGAACGAACCTGAAAGCCCACGAAGGAATGTCACGCATGGGCTTCTCCTGCCTTGCGCACTCTATCATCCACTGGATGTAATCCTGGTAGTAAATTCGAATGTTTCCGAGCTTCCCCTGTCGCATGACGGGCAGTCCTTCCTTGATCCAAGTATATACGGAAGTGGTGGAGGTCTGCTCCTTGGCGGCCAACTCCTTCGGCGAATAGAACCCCATGTCCGGCTTGACGTCTTCGGGCCTTGTGGGCATGGTAACGATGCAGTACAAAGTCTTCTCTCTCATGCCGTATAACATAAAAAAGAAAATCCGTCAACCTAGCCGACGGATTCTTATGGACTTTGAACGAATTGAACTGATTGTAATTGTTTGTGTCAGTCTATTATAGGTTACACGATTACTCGCATCCTCGAACAATCTCCACATCGAAAACTGGGCACCAGTTCGGGTCGTTCGTGTTCACGGTCTTGGATGCAGGAACGATAGTCTTGTAGTAGACCTGCGACTTGACCATTCTATTGTTACGGTCTGGCACGGCAAAGCAAGTCCACATCTGCACGGTCTCTCCTGTCTTCGCCTTTGGCTTGTTCATTCCTGTATAGAGGTGCTTCGGTCCCTTGAACTCCTTCTCAATCTCGCGCTTCATGCGAATGTGCTGGCCGTCCCATGATGAAATGCAAGCCTTCGCTGTTACAGGTTCTTCCGCCTTCTTAGGATCCTGAGTATAGCTCGTAGATGAACCCTTGGAAGTGGAAAATCCAACATCTCCAATGCCAAAACAAACGAAAAGAAGTCCGGCGACAAGCAGTACGACGCATGCCACGATAAACTTTCCGCTCATGAATTTATCATTGTCGTATTCTTCATCGTATCCGGTAACAACAACGCCGCCGGCCCGTTCCTCTTTTTTCGTAGCTTTTGTTTTCGCGGCCTCGGCACCGCACTTCGGGCAGAACGCCGAACCTTCCGTCATCTCGCAGCCGCACTTGTTGCAGAACATACAATTCTCCTTTCAGATGGTTCAATTTCCCACGAATATACCAAAAAAAATGCCCGATGGATTTCTCCACCGGGCTATGTAGGCGCGTTTCGCGACTATCTCATGGAAGGCATGGCCTTAGCGTCCATGGATTCGATCTTCTTGAGGTCGTGAATCGCATGGATGCATGCCTTGGCGTTGCACATTTCGCGGTCGGTACCGAAGTGGCCGCCGTTATTGTCGAGCGCCGCCTTGATCTCCTTGAGCTCGTTGCAGAAAGCGTCGTGCAGGGCATGGATCATTTCCTGTTCCATCATTGTAACATCCTTTGCATCAGCTTCTCGGCGTCAGCGGAATTGAAGGTGAACCCGAGGACGGTCACGGACGGCATTTCCTTGAAAGCGCCCATGAGGGCGTTGTAGAGTGCCTGCTCGTCGACGTGCTGTCCGTCCTGGGAGAGGATCCCGGTCATCTTTAGGAACGCCTCGTAAGGCTTTACGACCGGTTCCGGGTTGGCCTTTGCGGCGTAGACGGCCATCTGCGAGGCGAACTTCATCGGCCCGCTAGGCATCAGCGCCACGATGTCCTTGGATGCGAAATCGGCCACCGCGTTGATTGCGTTCTGAATCGGAATCATCTTCTACGCCTCCCTTACGGTTCCGCCGGAGTAGGGGTGATTGTCACAGGGCCCCAGCCAGGGCAGACGCTGCTGTTAGGCACGACAGTCTTGGTGATGCTGCCGAGTGTAGCCTTAAGAGCGTCGATGGAGGCGTTAGCGGCGTTGCAGCAGCAAGTCATTGTGTCTGCCACGCGTGCGATCTTCTGGTCGACGATCTGTTCCTTGAGCGGAGCAGCCGTTTCAAGAGCAAGTACGCGTCCGTCGATGCTTGCGATCTTGGCGTTCATTTCCTTGTCGTTTCGGAAAAGAGCGTTGTAGACTTCGACAAGCTTCTTGTCTGTTTCCTGTCCTGCCTTGAGGAGCGCGATTTCGGAATCCTTCTGCGCAAGCGCAAGAGTTGTATTCTGGTTGCCGCCGAAGAGCGGACCAAGGCCACCGTTCTGCATGAGAGCGAGCGCAGTGCCTGCGATACCCAAGCCCAAGCCCGCCTTAGCGGTGCTGGAGCTTTCGTTTGTGTAAGTAGCCATCGTATTACCCGATTACCCTTTTACTGTTGTAGCGGGCGGAATTGCCCGCCAAGGGTCAATCTAGGCTGTGCGAGGGCCAAATTCGGCTGTCCGTGCTCCACCCTGCATCACAACGCACTCCAATTTCACCATCCTGCACCATTCTTCACCATACTGCATGTAGCCAAACTTGCTTATTGAAGCTAAATTCAATAATATCTTTTACTTACGCAAATGGAGAGAATATGCGTAGCGAGTTCATCAGTCCAAAGGAGCTGGCGCAGCTTGGCGGCGTCAGCATGCGAACGGTAAGAAAGTGGCTTTCGACGGGCCGGGTGGTGTATTTCCAGCCCGGCGGACCAGGCACGACGGTACTGATACCAAAGTGCCGACTAAGACTCGACATGTTGCCCACTGATTTCTTGGAAAAGTGACTGCAAAAATCCTTTAAATAGTGTACATTTGTACAGCATTTTCGTAAAGTCACGAAAATCGTCAATAAAACGGCTTTCTGGAGAAAAATTCTCCAATATATGCGTGAATCCGCATTCATGCACGTATTTACCTATGCACTATTTGCGAAAAAATGCTCAGTTTCCGTAGGTTAAATAGTGAGTATTGAGCATTCTTACACACATATTCTTTATAAGGGTTAAATGCTACTTCTACTGTTACTGCTTCTGTTGCTTCTACTGATATTGATACTGAAAGTAAGACAGGTTATTTTAGGTTAATCTAGGTTAATAAATAACCTAGTAGGTTATTTTAGGTTAATCTAGGTTTAAACGAAAAGGCAATTTATGAATCAAAAAGAAACTATCGCTTACATTTACGCAATAGCAAAAAAAGCCATTAAAGACACGAGTCTTCAAGGCAGAGCTCTCGCAATAATCAAGAAGTCTATTGAGGATTCTTTTTTAGAGCCTCGGAAGCCATAGCTAAGACTTCGCTAACATCCAATGCAGTAAGCTTTATCGGCTTTTCTACGACTTTTATTCCGGCCTTGTATTCAATTCCGAAAAGAGTTTCTATCGAAGCTCCACACTCTATAAGCGTTCTTAT